CGCCAGGGCGCTATGCGTGGGAACTGGATAATATAGAACTGCTTCCACTGCCAATTCCGGCAAGGGGGCGGCAGGGACTATGGAATTGGGAAAATTAGGATTTTCGCTGCCAACTGCGGAGTGTTGGAGAAAGAAGGAAGATATGATGAAATTAATAGATACAGCAGAAGGCATGAACAGTGCAGACTACAAAGAAAGATTTAAGGCTGAATATAATCAGTTAAAAATCAGATTTATTGGCTTGATGAATATGTGTGGGAGGTGGGATAGAGACGAGTTAACATTTGAGCCTACTTGTCCAAGAAGCACCTATGAATTACAGTTGAAGTCAATGAGGGATTATCTGACGATTCTTGAAATGAGAGCGGTTATGGAGGGTATTGAGCTAAATACAAGTGTATCTTCTTGTGATTAGAATTAGCATTTCCAGGAAGAACCGGAGAAGGGGAAAAAATGAAGTGTAATATTAATGACTGCGGCGGCAACGTTGTTGATGATGAACCCCATTATATTCCGTTGGGAACAGATATGGTATTAAAGATTACGGATAAGCGTTGCGAAAAATGTGGCGCTGTGTATGTCGGCGGACAGTATCAAAAATTGGAGAGAATCCAAAACCGAGAAATTTGTGACAAACTGTATAGGTTTTATGAAGAAAACTTACACGGCTAAACTGACATTTTACAGAAAGAAGGTGACAGCGTGAACAATTATGCAGCGATTGGATATGCGCTTTTGGCAGCTGATGAAATGGAGCTGTCCAAAGCGCAGAAAGAGAGATTATGGCAGCTCATGCTCACAATTATGGATGAGACCAGCGAGGCCAGGGCCGAGAAAAGGTGTAGGGAAGGACGATAAGGAATGAGGCCAGTATATTACAGCGTATACGACTATGGACGCCGCATGGGTGCCTATACGGCGACAGAGCTCCAGCAGATGATCCATTGCAGCCGGCAGGCTCCTGGGGAGTGCGCGGATACAGGCCGGGCTTTTCGCGGGCGGTATACGTTTGAGAGGATCGAGGATTACGGTAACATGAGCCAGAAAGAACTGGCCACAGAGTGGGACAGGCTGCGGATGGAGATTATGCGGGCAGCGGGGAGGTGATACCGATGGACAAGCAGATACTGGAACAGTACATAGACGCTTGTGAGCTGATCAAAGAGACGGAGGAGGACATCCGGCGAATCAGGAAGCAGCGTAAGGACATCCTGAATGATAGGGTATATGGCTCAATGAAGGAGTTTCCTTATACCGTTCATGGTATCAAGATTCATGGGATGGCTTACTCAGTCGTGAGCGCCCCGGGATCATTGGATGCCTATGAGCGGCTGCTGGAGGAACGCAAGGCCCAGGCCGAAGAGATCAAGATACAGGTGGAGGCCTGGCTTAATACGATTCCGCAGCGTATGCAGCGGATCATTCGTTTTAAATTTTTTGAGGGCTTTACTTGGGCGGAAACGGCGACAAAGATTGGGAGAAGGGCGACCGGTGAAAGCGTTAAGAAAGAATATCAGAGGTTTATAGGAGAAAATGAAAAATTGTCCTGAATGTCCCCAATGTCCCGTTTTGAAATGTTATAGTGTAGACTGGAAGTGGTGTAAAGATCACTTCCTCCCCCAACCTCCCCATAAGACACGGCCGCCGGGTGTAACAGCTCGCCGGCTGATTCGTACCTGGTTCCTCCCCCTGACATTTCCAGGTACACGCCCGGGTAACCGGGCATAATGCGGGATGGAGCAGTCTGGCAGCTCGCCAGGTTCATACCCTGGAGGCCGGCGGTTCAAATCCGTCTCCCGCGACTGGTTACTTTTTTCATAGCATTTTCTCCTGCAAAGCCCTTGCCGTATGGTGGGGGCTTTTGTGTAGAAAGAAGGTGAGCCTGAATGACTAAGAAGCAAAAACTTTTTGTTGAGGAATATTTGATCGACCTGAATGCCACTCAGGCGGCCATAAGGGCGGGATACAGCCCGGGTACAGCGAAGGCAATCGGAAGTGAGAACTTGACGAAACCTGACATTCGCGCACAGATTGACAAGGCTATGGCTGAGCGGTCCAAGAGAACTGGCGTCAATGCGGATCGGGTTGTGATGGAGCTGGCCAAGATTGCTTTTATCAATGCTATGGATGTGATCGATACCAAGACAGCTACCGTGAAAGCGGACGCGCTGCCAGAGGACACAGCAGCCATCCAGTCAGTGAAGGTCAAGACTTCATCCTCTGAGAATAGTGAAATGGTGGAACGCGAAATTAAGATGGCCGACAAAATTAAAGCTCTTGAGCTGCTGGGCAAGCACCTGGGGATGTTCAAAGAACGTGTGGAGTTGTCTGGCGGTCTTGACACCGAAAAAACTAAGATGGACGATATTATTCAGCAGCTGCGAGGTGGCGGATCATGAGCACAGAGCGCCTTCTGTTGTCGGATAAATATAAGGCGTTCTTGGCCTGTGACGCTCCAGTGGAGTTCCTGGAAGGGACCACAGCAGCCGGCAAAACCACGGTGGGTCTGTTCAAGTTCATGTGCAAGGTTTGGGAGAGTCCCAAGAAGCTGCATATCCTGGCTGCCGATGACACCGGTGCCGCTGAAAAGAACATCATCAACAAGGATCTGGGAATCCTGGATGATTTCGGGATTCTGGTGGAGTACAAGGGAAACGGCTCCGGCGAGTATAAAATGCCTCATATCCTTTTCCACACGTCCAGCGGTGACAAGATCATATTTGTGGTGGGCTATGGCAACCGGCGGAAATGGAAGGACGCCCTGGGCGGCCAGTATGGTTGCCTGTATATTGACGAGATCAACACGGCAGACATTGACTTTGTGCGCGAGGCGGCCATGCGTAGCGATTACCTGATGGCAACCTTGAATCCGGATGATCCGGGGTTAGATGTGTATAAGGAGTATATCAACTGTTCACGGCCGCTGCCCGAGTGGGCGGACGAGACGCCGAAAGAGATTATAGAGGAGTTGAAAGAGGAACCAAAACCTGGCTGGGTGCATTGGTTCTTTTCTTTTGTGCATAATTTGGGCCTGCCAAAAGAGAAGCTGGAAAAGATCATCCAGAATACACCGCCTGGCACGAAGATCTGGAAGAATAAGATCCAAGGCCTGCGCGGTAAGGCAACAGGCCTGATTTTCCCCAATTTCGACCGCAAAAAGCATGTGGTCACGGCAGCCTGGGTACGGCAGCAGATTGCGACCGGCAAGATCAAGGTCAAGAAGTTCAGCGCTGGCCTGGACACATCATACTCCAGCAAGTCTCCTGACACGATTGCAATGATCTTCCAGGCAATCACCATGGACCGGCGCCTGCTGGTGCTGGACGAGAAGGTGTACAGCAATGCGGATCTGTCTCAGCCATTGGCTCCTAGTGATACCGCGGTGAAGTTCGTGGAGTTTTTGGAGCGGAACCGGAAAGCCTGGGGATTCGCCAAGGATGTGTTCATAGACAGCGCCGATCAAGCAACCATCACAGAGCTGCGCAAGTACAAGCGGTTGCATGGCTGCCTGTATAATTTCATTGACGCATACAAGAAGGTGGAGATACTGGACCGTATCAAGCTCATGTTGGGATGGATCCAGCAGGGGGGATACCTGGTAGTGGACACCTGCCTGGAGCACCTGGGAGAGTTAGACCGATACAGCTGGGATGAGGACAAGGATAAGCCTGAGGACCGCAACGACCATACGATTAACAGCTCACAGTATGGGTGGATCCCGTACCGGCAGCTGATTGGCTTTGAGGAGGACAAGAAGGAATGAGGTGGACACAGAAATTGAGTGACAATATCAAGCGAGGGATCCGCAGTTGGCTCAACATCCAGCCAGCGGGCCCGTACAACATACAGATTCAGGAGATCATGGACTTCGAACTGGCGGCTATCCGGAGCCGGATCTGGTACCGCGGGGATGGGAATGAGCTGGAGCAGTTCTACCAGCAGAGCCCGGAGGCAGCGGACCGGTTCAAGTTCTGGGCCAGCCGCTGCACACCAGGGATGGAAATGCGCAAAATCCACACTGGCCTACCGGGACTGATTGTGCGGATACTGTCCTCCATTATCCTATCGGCCATGAATGATTTTGAGTTTGGCAGCCCAAAACAGGAAGATCTCTGGAAGGAGATCGAGAAGGAAAACAAGTTTCGCAAGGGCTTGGAAGAGGCCCTAAAGGAAGCACTGTATATTGGTGATGGAGCCTATAAGGTTACGATTGATACCGCGCTGAGCGAGTATCCGATCCTAGAGTGGTACCCTGGAGATCGGATTGAGATTGTGCAGCAGCGGGGACGCCTGAAAGAAGTGGTATTTAAGACCCCGATCACAGACCATCGGCAGGAGTACGTTCTGTATGAGTATTATGGGTATGGCTACATCCGCAATGAGCTGTACAGGGGTGAGGCGCTGGTGGACCATAAAGCTGTCGAGGCTATCAAGGGGCTGACGGACTGGAAATTCGACGACAAGACCATGTTGGCCGTGCCGATCAAGATCTACGAGAGCGCCAAGTGGCAGGGCCGCGGCGGCTCGATATTTGATGGTAAACTGGACAGCTTTGATGCCTTTGATGAGACGTGGAGTCAGTGGATGGATGCCCTGCGGGCCGGCCGGGCCAAGGAGTACATACCGGAGTGTTTCCTGCCGCGGAATCCAACCACCGGCGAGGTGCTGGCGCCGAATCATTTCGATAACCGATACATCAAGACGGATCAGGATATGGGGGAGGGAGCCCAGAACAAGATTGACGTGGAGCAGCCGGCAATCCCCCATGACAGCTACCTGGCCAGCTATATAACGGCCCTGGATCTGTGCCTCCAGGGGATTATCAGCCCCTCAACACTGGGGATCGACGTCAAGAAGCTGGACAACGCTGAGGCGCAACGTGAGAAGGAGAAAACCACACTCTATACCCGTGACGCCATCGTGGAAGCCCTGCAGGAGGAGCTACCGGAGGTAATAGGTGCGTGTATCAATGCTTACCATCTGCTGCATGGTGAAGCTGTGGAGGATGTGAAGGTGGATATTCCCTTCGGGGAGTACGCTAACCCCAGCTTTGAGAGCCAAGTGGAAACCCTTACCAAGGCCCGGCCTGGAGCTCCGGTCATGAGTGTGGAGGCCCAGGTGGAAGAGCTCTATGGAGACAGCAAGGATGAGGCGTGGAAGAAAGAAGAGATTGCCCGCTTGAAGGCCGAACAGGGAATTGCGGAAGTGGAAGAGCCGGGAATCAATCTGGCAGCAGGCGGATTCCAGGTCAACATGGAGGGAGGAATGCCAGGTGAAGGTCAAAGTGATGAACCGCCTGTACCAGATGAGCCGGAAGGAGTACCAGGGGCTGCTGCAGGTGGCAAAGGAGCAGGTGCCACTGGGAATATACGCGCTGGAAAAGAATGATTACGCAGAGCTGCGGTGCGATAAGTGCGCCAGTGTAACCCAACTGAAAAACCTAACACGGCTATATAAGACGCAGGGATTCAAGGTACACGTCAATGGGAGGTGATCACGCTGTCAGAATACGATATCACCGCCGCCTTCCAGGCCATAGAGGACGAGCTGATCCGGTCCATGATGCGCAATATGGACCGTCACCGTGCCGAGGAGACCAAAGAGGGAATTGAGTGGTCAATGTGGCAGGCTGAACAGCTAAAATCCTTGGAAAAGTACAAAAGGGAGAACCAGAAAAAGTACCAAAAGCAATTCAAAAGCATAAATGGTGAAATTGGTGCCCTGATCCGCGAAGCCAGGTCCAAAGGAAACATGCAGCAGGAGATCACCATTTTGAACGCCATTAAGAAGGGTTTTACACCAAAGAGAGTGGCGCGAGGGGCAACTGCAGAGTTCTTTCGACTCAATGACCGGAAGCTGGAAGCATTGATCAAGGCAACAACTAACGATATGCAACGGGCTGAGACGGCGATCCTGCGCATGGCAGATGATGAGTACCGGAAAGCTATTTTCAATGCCCAGGTGTATGCAAACAGCGGAGCTGGAACTTATGAGAAGGCCGTGGACATGGCAACGAAGGGTATGCTTTCACGGGGATTGAATTGTGTGCAGTATGCCAATGGGGCACGCCATACACTGGCTGATTATGCAGATATGGCGATCCGGACAGCCAGTAAGCGAGCCTATTTGCAGGGGGAGGGTGAGAAGCGGCAAGAATGGGGGATTTCCACCGTGATTATGAACAAACGCGGGAATCCCTGTCCTAAGTGCCTGCCGTTCTGCGGCAAAGTCCTGATTGATGATGTTTGGTCAGGCGGCAAGAAGGGAGACGGACCCTATCCGTTGATGAGCACAGCCATTGCGGCCGGTCTATATCATCCAAGGTGCAAGGACAGCCATACCACATACTTCCCAGGTGTTTCCACCGCGGATGATACTTGGACGGCCGAGGAGCTAAAGAAAATTGGACAGGTTAACCGCCAAGAGACTGATCAACAGTATGCGGACCGTCAGGCCAGGCGATTTTTGCGGTTAAGCAATCAATCACTGGATCCGCAAAATAAGGCTTACTATAAAGCAAAGTCTGACGATTGGTTCCGGAAACAGGATAAGCTATTGATGGATCAAGCAACAAAGTTCCCCGATAGAAATGATGCTGATCATTATTATCGTGACAAAACAGCGGCGATATGGCCGAGCTTGGTACCGGATGAAAGAGAGGCTTTGTGGAGGTATACAGGAAGTTCTTATTCTCCCATGAACAGAGCACTGAGAAGCGGGACTGTTTCGCAGTTACCACAGCACCTGCAAAAATATATTACTGATATGAAAAGCGCTCTGGATAAGTGTCATTTAGAGGACGATGTTTGGGTGCGACGCGGGGTGAGTGCGCAAGGATTGTCTGGTTTTTTAAATGTGAATATCACAAATTTAAGTGATCCCAGTGTGCAAAAGCAGCTGATTGATACCTTTTGCACGGAAAAGGGCTTTATGTCTACCGGAGTAGCGTCTGGGGCTGGATTCACGGGTATTAATCTGGATATCTGCCTACCAAAGGGGAGCAAAGCAATATATGCAGAGCCTTTTTCCCAATACGGCGGCACGAACGATAATGGAACCTGGGATGGCCTTCAGAAGGCGAATTACATCGGTGGTGAAGCGGAAGTAATTGTTCAATGCAACTCTACATTTAAGGTTAAGGAGATACGCAGCAACTCCCAAGGTATGATTACAGATGTGGTGTTGCTTTTGGTCAAACAGGCTCCGTAATTTGACTTATATTCAGAAATACGGTATAATTAAATATTCAGAAAGGAGGATTCTTGTGGAAGAAAAAAATGATGTAAAACAGCAGGAGCACCAGAAAACCGAGTTGGAAAAAGAGATCGAGCAGGCCAGAAAAGAAGGAAAGAGCGAGGCTTGGATCAGAATGAATTTAGACATTTAATCCTATCGACCCAGTCGATGGGATTTTTTGTTGCGATATCGCAACAGTGAGACACGCAGGAATAACCTGGGTGTTATTTTTTATGCCCAAACGCGACAAGGCGTCAAAAAAGGTGCGCGGCCGGTGACACCGATGAAAATGGATCATGTAAAACAGGGCGACACCCTTAAAATGGAGGTAAAAACATGAAAATTGAAAGAAATAGTAAGATTCCAATGAACCTGCAGCTTTTTGCAGATCCGGCACCCGCGGCCGGCGGTGGCGGTGGAGCACCTGCGGGACAGCTGACCCAGAATCAGCCCGCGGCAGCCTCCCAGTCTCAGAGTCAGACAGCGGCAGCTCCCCAGATTGACTATGCCAAGATCCAACAGATGTTGGACGGCACCTTATCGGCTAAGGAGGATGTGGCCCTGAAAGCTTATTTCAAACAGCAGGGACTCAGCCAGGAGGAGGCAGAGCAGGCAATGGCAACGTTTAAGGCTGAGAAGGCCAAGAACCAGCCGGATGTCGGTGCACTGCAGGCGCAGATGACCCAGGCCCAGGCAGCAGCTCAGCAGGCTCAGCTTCAGGCGGCGGCGACATTGGCGGCCGTGACCCTTGGCATTGACGCTAAGACCATCCCATACATCCTCAAACTGGCGGATATGAGTCAGGTTATGGGCCAGGATGGCAAGATCAGCGACGAGGCTGTGAACAACGCTCTGAAAAAGGTTCTGGAGGACGTACCGGCGCTCAAACCGCAGACGGCCGGATCAACTGGTTTTATTCAGGTAGGTGCCGCAGGAAGTGCCCAGCAGCAGGCGACAGATGACGCTTTGAAAAAGGCGTTCGGACTTTAAAGAAAGAGAGGAATAATTTATGGCAGTATACGATTACGCAACTACATTTACGCAGCTTCTCCAGCAGAAGTATGCGAAGGAGCTCTGCTCTGATGCTCTGGCACAGAGCAATCAGCAGGTGAAATTCATCAACGCACAGACAATTAAGCTCCCTACCATGACCGTATCCGGTTACAAAGATCATACCAGGACTCCCGGATTTAACACCGGAACACTGAGCAATAGCTGGGTACCGAAAAAGCTGGAGCATGATCGGGATATTGAGTTCTGGGTAGATCCGATGGATATCGACGAGACAAACCTTACCTTGTCTGTAGCGAACATTCAGAATGAATTTGAGACAACACAGGCGATTCCGGAGAAGGACTCCTATCGCTATTCAAAACTCCACGCGGAGCTGACAACGTATTCCGGCCGGATCAGTACGGATGTGATTACTGCGGCAAACTTTCTGGAGGCGTTCGATGAGGAAATGGCCCGTATGGATGAGGCAGGAGTTCCGGAAGAGGGCAGGCTTCTGTATGTTACCCCGTCCATGAACAAGATTGTTAAAGAAGCAGAAGGGCTGCAGCGTGTGATGACCGTGACCTCCCCGTCCACGATTAACCGTAAGGTACACAGCCTGGACGATGTGACGATCAAGATGGTGCCGGCTGCTCGTATGAAAACGAAATATGATTTTACGGATGGGTGTGTGGCGGCTTCTGACGCCAAGCAGATCAACTGGATTCTGATTCATACATCCTGCGTAGTGTGCCGCGATAAGTACAGCTATATCAAGCTGTTCACACCGGGTACCGACAGCCGGACAGCAGACGGCTACCTGTACCAGAACCGGAACTACGGTGATCTGTTCCTGCTGGAGAAGAAGGTGGAAGGCTGTGCCATGAATGTAGAGGCAGCGGGCGCATAAGGAGGGCGTGTAGATGATGAAGGCAGTGAAAGGAAACAAGGAGTATACCATCAATGAGGCCAGCCAGAAGGGCTATCAGGATATGGGCTTTGATATCCTGGACGAAGATGGGAAGGTAGTTGCTTATGGCCGCGGGAAAACCGTGCCTTATGGCGATTATGTGGCACTGATGGAGGAGAATCAGAAACTGCATGAAAGGATTGCGGAGCTGGAGTCAGCAGCAGACCAGGGAGCAGAGAAGAAAGCAAGAACCAAAAAGGCGGGTGAGTAATATGCCCTATGAGCCCTATGCAACGCCGGAGTATTACCGGGAGGCCCATATGGGCAAAATTATACCGGAGGATGAACAGGCAGCAGCCCTCCGGCAGGCCAGCCGCCATATAGATTCCCTGACTTACAACAGGATTGTGGGTCGGGGATTTTCTAATCTGGCGGCTTTCCAGCAGGACATCATTCAGGAAGTAGTCTGCCAACAGGCAGATTTTGAGCATGAGAACGCAGACGAGATTAATACAATCCTGTCCAGTTACAGCCTGAATGGGGCGTCGGTGCAGTTTGGCAGCAGCTGGAATGTCTATACGGACAAGGGCGTGGCTATGAAACGCGATACATATGCGCTGCTGTCCCAGACTGGCCTATGCTGCCGGTTAGCGAGGTGAACCTATGAAATATCCATGTTTGGTACCGAAACGGCTGTGCAAGGTGCCGATCCACGTCCATCTGGAGTCTGAAGGCCTGACGAACCTTGGAGAGCCGGAGCAGGTCTTGGAGTTGGATCTGATGTGCAATTTCCAGGACCGGTCCAAGACCATCCTGACCGCCGAAAAGAAGCTGGTACAGATCACGGGAACGGCCATGTTCCCTGGTGATATTGCACCGGATCTGCCCACACTGAGCGGCGGGTGGGTGACAGTGTTTGGGGCGGAGCGCCGAATCGAGCAGGGCAGCAAGAACCGGAACCCGGATGGAACTGTCAATTTCTGTACGCTGGAGGTGATCTGATGCAGGTTAAGTCCACCGTAAAGTTGAATATGCCGCGGATCAAGCAGCTGTCCCAGGCCGCGGTGACAGCATTAGAAATGACAGGGGAAGCATTGCATACGGAAGTAGTGCAAGCCCAGGTTATGCCATTCGAGACTGGAAACCTGCAGAATGAAAGTACCTTTGTAGATTACAGCGAATCCGCCCAAGGGAAGGTAACATTGGTGTCCAGCACACCCTATGCTCGACGGCTATACTATCATCCCGAGTACAATTTCCAGACGAATGAAAATTCGAATGCTCAGGGGGAGTGGTATAAGGATTGGTTGCCAGGTGGAAGTAAAGCAAATTTTACCTCCAAGGCATTCAAGGAATTTTACAAGAAAGTGGGTGGTGTGTAATGCTTGCGCTGAAAGATATCAGACAATACATTTCCGATCTGGCGATAGCTGAAGCTGAAAATGTGTACATTGGCAAGCTGGACAACAAAAAGCAGAAATCCCTCGGCGTATACAGCCGCCCCACCTCCGGCAGCCCGGATATTGCTCTTGGCGGCCCGGACTGCACCACCTTCGGAGTGCGGCCGGTCTCCCTGTTGATCCATTGGACCCGGAGCCAGCCCGAGAGCGAGGCCGTGGCTTATGAATTATTTGAGAAACTGAGAAATGTGACCAGCCTTGACATTGGTGACACCCACATCAATTACCTGCGCCTGAGGGTTCCCGAACCCCAGGACGTCGGAACGGATGATAGCGGGGTATATGAATATGTGATCTGGCTGGATTTTTATTATGAAAGGAAGAGGTGACGATAATGCCCGATATGCCGAAAGTATACCCGGTATACGACAACAAATTTAAGGTTGGAATTGACGGCTCTGCAACTGCGGATACGATCATTGCCAATCTGACGAACTTTGCGCCGTCCATCGAGGGAGGCGTGGAGGAATGGAACCCCATGGAAGCCGGAGGCTGGGGAGACGCAATGATGACCAGCAAGAAGCTGGGCTTTTCGTTCCAGGGTAAGAGGACCTATGGAGATCCAGGGAACGACTTTATTGCGGGTCTGGCCTGGAAGAGCGGCAATGATGTGGTGGCACCGTTTGCGTGGGAGATGCCCTCTGGCGCAAAGGTGGAATTTACGGCCATCATCAACGTGACCACGCCGGCCGGTGGAGACAGCACGGCGGTGGACGCCCTGGAGTTTGAAGTGAAGTGCAAGGGAAAGCCGACGTTTACACCAGCCCCGGCGCCGGCAGGCTAAGTTGTTGCGATATCGCAACAGGAAAGGAAAATAGAGGATGAAAAAATACGATATTACGGATAAGTTGACATTTGATGGAAACCCGGTGCTGGTTATTAAGGGCAAGGAACTGGAGGTCAACGCCGACGCACCCACTATGCTGAAAGTGATGAACTTTTTCGGCAGCGATGGCGTGGAGATTGAGCAGATTAACCAGGCATATGAACTGATCTTCCCGGATAAGTCCCGGAAAGAAATTGAGAAGATGAAGTTGAGCGTTAAGGACTGGATGACTGTGGTCCAGGAGGCGGTCGGCCTGGTGGTCGGGGAGAGTGACGGCCGGGGAGAGCAGTGACCCGTACTATGACCTGTTTGGAGACTGGGATCTGATCGTGGCCAGTTTCCTGTCACAGTACGGGTTGCGGATCAGAACAGCACAATTTGAGAGCGTGACGTGGGATGAGTTCCGGTCTCTTTTGGCCGGGATATCCCCTGACACAGTTCTGGGCCGGGTGGTAGCCATCCGGTCCGAAACAGATAAAAACGTGATCAAACATTTTTCCACGGATCAAAAACGGATCTATGATGAGTGGCGGAACCGAGCGGCGGAGAGGATCACGCCGGAAACGTATGAGCAGCAGATGGCTTATCTGGAACAGATGATGGCGGTATTGTGTGGTAGTTAATGAGAGGCAGGTGAGTGCACATGGCAGCGGATAGCGTTGGCCAGATTGGCCTCGATCTGGTAGTCAATCAGAATCAATTTAAGCAGCAGATGTCCGGTATTCAGGGTCTGGCGAAAAAAGCAGGTGCAGCCCTGGCGGCGGCTTTCGCCGTTAAAAAAATATGGGATTTTGGGGCTGCCTGTATCGGGCTGGGGTCTGATCTGGCTGAGGTCCAGAACGTTGTTGACGTGACATTCCCGCAGCTGTCCAGGCAGGTGGATAAGTTTGCGAAGGACGCGGCGGCCTCATTCGGACTGTCTGAGACCATGGCCAAGAAATTCACCGGTACATTTGGAGCAATGGCCAAGGCATTTGGCTTTCCGGAGCAGGCTGCCTATGAGATGTCCACCGCGTTGACGGGGCTGTCTGGGGATGTCGCTTCATTTTACAATATCAGCCAGGACGAGGCCTATACCAAGTTAAAATCCGTGTTCACAGGGGAAACGGAAAGCCTGAAAGACCTGGGGGTGGTGATGACCCAGGCGGCGTTAGACCAGTACGCCCTGGCAAATGGCTATGGAAAGACGACCCAGGCCATGAGCGAGGCGGAGAAGGTAGCCCTGCGGTATAAATTTGTGACTGAACAACTCTCCGGAGCCTCCGGTGACTTCTTGCGCACATCGGATGGATGGGCCAATCAGGTCCGAGTGCTGCAGCTGCAATTTGACAGCCTGAAAGCTACCATTGGCCAGGGCCTGATCAATGTCCTGACGCCGGTCATCAAAGTGATCAATACCATCATTGGTAAGCTGATGAGCCTGGCCAATGCGTTCAAGTCCTTCACGGAAATGATTACTGGCAAGAAAGGATCTGGTGGCGGAGCCACAGCTGCGGCCGCTGGCATGGAGGCTGTGGCCGGATCGGCGGATCAGGCGGGGGCAGCCATAGGAGGGGCCGGCGGCGCAGCTAAAAAGGCAGCCAAGGACATGAAGAGCGTCACCACCGGAATCGATGAGCTAAATATCATTGATTCAGATTCTGGTTCTGGAGGAGGCGGTGGTGGCGCCGGAGGCGCGGGCGGCAGTTATACTGCAGATCAGTTTGATATGGGGACGTTGCCGGAAGAAGCGGCAGAGACCAGCACAATTTTTGATAGCCTTCTGGCCAAAGTAAGAGGATTTGCAGAGCTTTTTAAGCAGGGATTTTTTGAGGGCCTGGGGGACACGTCTGTATTTGACGATATCCAGGCGTCAATCAAGGGCATTGGTGAGAGCCTGAAAGGAATCTTCACCTCACCGGATGTTTTGGCCGCAGCTTACAGTTATGTAAATGACTTGATCTATAGTTTCGGACAGGTGACCGGGGCGGCGGTATCTATTGGTGCGTCTATAGCATCAAATTTGCTGGGAGGACTGAATAAATACCTGCAGCAAAACAGCGAGCGGATCCGTGAATATATTGTTTCGATGTTTAAGTTGGGGTCCCGAACAGCGGAAATTACGGGGGAGTTTGCCGGCGCGTTGGCAACCGTGTTTGAAGCGCTGCGGAGTGATAGCGCTCAGCAAATTACTGCGGATCTGATTGGTATATTTTCCGAGGCGTTCATGGGTGTCACCGAGCTGGCGTATACATTTGGCGTTGATCTACTGGATGTAATTACAGGGCCATTTATTGACAATGCCGATCAGATACGAACAACTTTGGAAAATACATTTGGGGCAGTAGAGCCTATTCTGTCAACTATTAAGGATTTGGTCAGCGAAACATTCTCAAAAATCAGCACAACTTATAATGAGCATGTAGCCCCTATGCTGATGGCTTTTAAAGAAGGATTTTCTGAAATTGCTGGAAAATTTTTGGAGCTATATAATACATATTTTCTGCCGATATTAACAAATCTGTCAAACCAGTTTATGCAATTCAAGGATCAATATTTAAGCCCTCTAATTGACAAGTTCCTGGAATTTGGAGGAAAAGTAGCCGATGTTATTACTGTGTTGTGGACAAATATACTACAGCCATTTATTTTATGGTTTATGGAAAATGCCGCCCCTGTAATTTCGACAGTGATACAAAATGCAATCGATATCTTTTTTGCATTTTGGTCGGCAGTTAGCCAGGTGGTTGGGAATATCCTTGATACGTTGGGAGGGCTAATCGATTTTGTTGTTGGAGTTTTTACTGGAGATTGGGAACGGGCATGGGAAGGCATTAAGGAATTTTTTTCTGGCATATGGGAGGTGTTGAAATCTGTCGTATCAGGTGCCACCAATAATATAAAAACCGTTATTGATTCGGCATGGAAGGCTATTTCCAGTATCACATCAGCCTTATGGAACGGAATCAAGGATCTTGTATCATGGTTATGGGATGGCATAAAGTCCAATGCAACAAATTCTTTTGAGAGCATTCGTGACCTGCTGGCTGATATCTGGGACAGTGTGAAACAGACCATTGAGGATAAGTGGAACGCTATTAAGGAATGGTTTAGCGAAACCTGGCAGAACATCAAGAATGTGTTCAACAAGGATGAAATGCAGGAAATTGGCAGAGACCTCATGAATAAGTTATGGGACGGCCTGAAAGCTGTATGGGATGATCTTATGGGCTGGCTGCGCGGTGTTGCGGACGCGATAGGAAGCGTATGGGACGGAATTGTAAATGCTGCGACGAGTCTATGGAGAGGCGCCAAAGAAGATGCGGAAGATGAAGAGGATGAGAGCGACGATGATGACGGTGACGTAAAAGGTCACGCCTCCGGCGGCTTCCCGCGATCCGGTCAGATGTTTGTGGCCCGCGAGGACGGCATACCGGAGATGGTTGGCAGCTGGGGCGGCCGTGCCGCAGTTGCCAATAACATGCAGATCACCGAGGGCATAGCGCGAGCAGTGCAGAGCGGAATGCGGTCATGCCTGGCTCCGCTGGTATCCGGTATAGGCAGCATGGTAAGTGCAGCGGCCCCCAGCCTGGCTATGGTTGGAACTAATACCCCGACATATGATCCGACAGAGGAGCGGCTGCAGGGAATGGTCAACCGGGCGCTATCTATGTCCGGAAACACCGGTATGAGCGACGCATACCTGGAGGCCATGGTGGAGCTGCTGCGCAAGATTGTGGAGCTGATCGAGAACATGGATCTGACCGTCAGCATTGACTTGCGAGAGGTCAAAAAGAAGCTGTCAGACCTGGATAAGCGGACCGGTTACACACTGAGAACGACATAAGGAGGTGAGGCCAGTGCCTGGCTGTATCTATATTAACGGCAGGGAGTACCCGGCGTATGACCGGGGGCCCGGCCTTACCATAGCAACCAATGTGAGCAGCGGGAAGAATGCCAAAGGGGAATTTACGGGCCAGCGGGTGGGCCGGGATCAGGATAAGATCGACGGCCTCCAGTGGTCTTTCCTGGATGCGGCAACCTGGAGTGCGATTCTGAAAGAATTTGAGGAGTTCGTGGTGACGGTGAAGTTCCCGGATATGAAAAATAATACCTGGAAAACAGAGCGGATGTATCCTGGAAACCGGACTGCAAAGATCTGGGAGACTGGACCAGATGGACTGCCGACCATGTATAAGGAATGCAAGGTTAACCTGATTGATTGTGGGGAGATGGAATAATGCAGGCGGCAAGCAATGAATATAAGGAGTTAATGCGCCGGAAATGGCGTAATCCGCTGTCTTACGTGCGGGTAACAATCGGCCTGATCAATCAGCAGGCCCAGTCCACGGCCTATGTGCCGGAACCGGATAGATACGCATACTTTTCCAATCTGATGAGGCCCATGGATAATTACCAGGTAACGGAGCTGTATTGTACTTGTGATCAGGATTACACCACAGTTGACGGCAGCATGTATTTTCTTCCACGAGACCAGGAGGCGGTCGTGCTTAACCAGGGAATTGTGACGGAGCAGTTGCTGGGTCCCATTGAGATCCGCTTTCCAGTGCAGTATGACATCAAGGGTCTGACCGTTGAGTTTGGGAAGGCGTACCCGGTGGACTTCCGAATTGAGTCAGATAATAATACCGTTGAGATTACCGGGAACACTGATGGGCATTTTGTGACAGAAGAGATATTTGACGGAGCGACTTTCCTGCGATTCACACCGTCAGTCATGGTCAATGGCCAGAGCCGGTTCAGGATCCACATGATTACCATGGGGATCGGGATCTATTTCGATAACCGGAAGATCAAGAGTGCTACTAAGAAGGAGCATATCAGCCCAATTATGGAGGAGCTGCCGACCATTGATTTCAGCCTTACCGTCAACAACAAGGACAGAGCCTTTGATATTGAGAACGAAGAATCTACGGTGAATTTTCTGGAAATTGGCCAAGCCATTGAGGTGTTGTACGGCCAGGCTATGGACGATGGAAGCATCGAGTGGCTGCCTGGCGCCACCCTGTACTTGAAAGAGTGGAGTGCAGATGATGAGGAGATGGATTTTTCGGCAACGGATCGTTTCGATGGCATGGACAATATCTATTACCGTGGCCAATACCGGGCGGAGGGAATCAGCCTGTATGATCTGGCAGTGGATGTCTTAACGGACGCGGCTGTGGATTACCGGGAATATTGGATCGATCCTTACCTGCGGGATGTGAAGGTATCTAACCCCATGCCAGCGGTGTCCCACAAGGAGGCGTTGCAGCTTATTGCCAATGCCGGCCGCTGTATTCTGTATCAGGATCGGGCCGGGAACATCTTTTTGAAGTCCAGCTTCATTCCCGACATGACTCCGGCGTCTGATAATGAGACCTATTTCAGCCATGCCAGCAATGTGCTGGACAAGACCACGAAAAGGGCCTATGCAATGGCAGCGGTGGATTACACTGATGTGCAGCCAACGCAGTATTTTCTCCCGCGGGATCAGGCCGGGAGCGAGTACCTTAATACCGGCTATATTTCCGAGGCGGTGGCAGATGAGAACGGCATTTTCACGGCCAACCCTTCTCTATCCATCGCTCTGGAGGCGGCCTTTAAGTGTTTCGGCCTGACGTTGGAGTTTGGCCGAAACTATCCGGCAACCATGGTGTTCCATGCTTATTACAATGGTCAGCTGATGGAAGATTATGAGGTTCCCGGCCTGTCCGAGGTAACGGTTGTGAGCCACGAGTTCCCAGAATTTGATCGGCTGGTGCTGGAGTTTACGCGGGGTGTTCCGAATAACCGGGTTGTGCTTAACAATATTACCTTTGGGGATAGCACGGACTATGTGCTGGAATACGGTGTGGAGCTGACTAAGACGCCCAAGGGTACTCAGCTGGCAAAGGTACGGGAGCTGCAGGTGATTCGGACATTGTATGGTCTGAGCGCTGAGTCAGCCAAGGAGCTGGCTAAGGAGACTGTCAGTGTAACAGCGGCGGATAACCGGTATACCTTCTATTTCAGTAATCCATCCTATGGGCTTACAGCAGCCATTACAGCGGTCCAGGATGGTCAGAATGTAACAATTATTGAGTGCAGTGCATACAGCGCCACGGTTGAGCTTACAGGCATTACAGGAGAGGTTGAGGTGGCGATATCGGGTAAGGAATATGTGGTGACACAGGCTAAGGTCAGCCGGCAGCTAAACCCAACGGGTCAGCTGGAGACATGGGAGAATCCGTTGGTATCGGATGTGATCCATGCCGCCAACCTGGCAGACTGGATCGGGGACTATATGCGTGCAGATCGGGAGTATGATCTGCAGTACCGCGGGGAGCCTCGGTTAGACGCCAATGATATAGCATTTCTTGAGAACAAGTATGTGCCGGACCTTTTGCTGCGGGTATATGAGCACACGCTGAAATTCGATGGAGCTTTTTCCGGGACCATTAAGGCAAGGAGGGATATGGGAAATGTGGCAGCAGCCAAAAACAGACTGGCAGGCCAGTGACTATTTTAATGTACAGGATTACAACCGGATCAAGGGGAATCTGAATGAGATTCGGGTCCAGGCCCTGGCGTTGTGGCCGGATTTTGAATTTGAGGATATGGGCGCAGATAAAACCTATCAGGACTACAGCTTCTATGCCGACGAGATCAACCGATTTGAGGCCAATATAGACCATATCTGTGCCGGTACGTTTCCGTTTGCAGTGGGAGATCGGCAGACATTTCATGATAATCAACCCTTTGTGGGCTGGCAGGAATTGAATCGTATTGAATCGGCTTGCCTGAAAATCTATCGGAATATTTTGGGCAGGTCCGAGGGAATACGGCGCCTGTCCTTTACGCTCAATGGAGGTGCATTTGAATGAGCTTGAAAACAGATTACAAGGACGATATATATGAGGGGTCCCGCCGGTACCGGATAACACCGAACGAGGATGGGACCAGCACAATCACGGACGCAACAACGTACACCCAGAAGGGTGATAAGTTTGGGCAAAATGATATGAACGCGATCACAACAGAAATCAACAAAATGCAGCGAACCATCGTGATCAACCTGCCAGCGGCCGGCTGGTCCGCTGCGGCTCCGTATACCCAACGGGTGGCGGTGCCCGGGATCCTGGCGACGGATAACCCGGAGCTGCACCCATACACGCCGAAGGACATCACGGCGGATGAGTTGAAGCAGCGGCAGAAGTTTACCGGGATGATTACGGACGGGGACACCGAGGACGGATATGCCACGTTCTATTGCGGGGCCAAGAAACCCACGGCGGACTTCCCGGTCCTATTGAAAGGGGTGAGCGCGAGTGAGTAAGATGATTATCAATGGAGGAGGCGCCGGCGGGACCGGATCGGACGAGTGCACGGCCAGGCTGTCCGATGTTCCCGCGGGGTTGAAAGCTGTGACGGCCGACAGCAACGATGAGGCCGGCGTGGGGACGATGACCATGACAGGCAACGCCCAGGCGGCCCATGTGTTGGCTGGCGAGACATTCTATACCAATAATTGTAAAACCAAGCTGACTGGGGCAATGACAGTAGGCAGCATCCTGTCTTTTAGCGCGCAGGCATACAGTGGACGGCAGATTCTCCTCAAATGGCAGAACCCGTATGCTGCGACAGGAAGGCCGTTCAGTGGGGTTCATGTATGGTATTCCACCGGAGGATATCCAGGAGTCGGCGGCGGAACCTGGCTCTACTCCGGTTATGGAGGAAATTCCACCTCCGGAGGCTGGTGCCAGGCCGTTGCGACTCTCCCGAATCTCAATACGACTTACTATTTTACCGCGTGTTCCTATGCGACATGCAGCGCCGGAGACCTGTGGGGAACCACATTCAACGCTGCCGCGGCGACGGGGGCAGATTTGTGGTTGACATTTACGGCTTCCCAGAATTATACGGTTCCTATGGGTTATACACAGGCAGATGTGTTTGCGGTTGGTGGAGGTGGATCAGGAGGAAATGAGTATGCGGCCGCCAGCGGTGGAGGTGGAGGTTATACGTTAACCGAACGGAATCGCCCGGTTATTGGTGGAAATACATATTCTGTCATAGTTGGAGCCGGTGGAGCCGGCAAGGAATACGACGAATATCGTGGACAAAACGGAAATAATGGAGGAGCGTCATACATTAACGGTATATCCACTATCTCAGCGAACGGAGGAGGAGGTGGTGGAGAATCGATAGGCGCAGCCAGAAGCAAAGCAATTAGTAATGGCGGTTCTGGTGGTGGAGATGGTGGATTCTCAATGAATGGTGCCGAAATAGCAAAATACGGCGGCGGTAACGGAGGATCCGATGGATCCCGAGGAGCATTATGCTTCCCGACCCAAACTTATGTTGGATGCCAAGGTCAGGGAACTACCACAAGAGCTTGGGGTTCCCCGTCTGGCACGTTATACGCGGGAGGCGGTGGCGGTGCGGCAGGTAGTACAACATATGCCGTACCAATCGGATACGGAGGCGCTGGAGGTGGTGGAAATGGTTCTGGATCACCTCGCTATAACACTACTCATTCTACAGGAGGCGGCGTGAATACAGGAGGCGGCGCTGGTGGCGAGGGCTGCCAGGGAGTCGGTGGCGCCGGCGGTTCCGGAATTGTTTTATTACATCTATATTAGCAGGAGGTATATATCATGGGAAA